CTGCTGCGTCGGCAACACCACTAAGTGCCTTGCCAAACCCGCTGTCCATATCCACACCGAACTTTTCCATCAGACCGGGAAGCTCTTGAATATTGGCGGTAATCATGCCGACCATGCCAAGCGAGCCACCAAGTTTTTCGGTGACGTCGTTTTTAAGGTTATCCAAGGCGTTGGAGGCGTTCTTTACTTTTGTTTCGGTGCTGTTCTTGTTCTCTGTGGCTGTTTCGACTTTTTTGTCGTTCTTCGACAGCTTCTCCAACAGTTCCGTTACAGCCTTGTATAGCGGTGTATCTTCGGCGACTATCTTCTCTTCGTCTTTGAGTGTGTCATTGGCTTTTTCTTGCGTGACTTTAAGCTGTCGCAGGATAGCGTCGGCATTTTCTATGTTGACAGACAAGCCCATTTCCGAAAGCGTTTGTTCATCCAATCCCGCTTCGCCGAGCTTATCGGTAATGCTTTGGGTGGTTTGCTTCTGCTCGGTTTGTGCCGCTTCAAGTTGCTCGTCTGCAATCGTGTCAGCGGCTTTGGCATCGTCAAGACGCATCTGCAACAGTTTGACTTTTTCGGAGTATTCATTCACCCACCCGAAAGACTTCCATGTCTTGTTTTGGTTGGCGACAATCTGCTCGTCGATGCGGTCTATCTGTTCGGTTATTGTCTTGTACTGTTCAACGGTAAGATTGCCTTTTTGCAGCTCCGCTTTCAGTATCTCTTTGCTTTTGCCGAGCTGTTCGGAGGTCATGACGGTAAGGTCGGAGAATACCTGACGCCAATTAATGCTATGCTGACGCACTTCTTCGTCGATTTTTTTCAGCTCTTCTTCGTATCGTGCCGCAGCGGTGAGTTCGGCAGCGGTGTCACCCTGCTCACGCGCTTTTGCGACTTCCGCATCCTTTTGCTTGCCGAGTGCTGTCTTGCGTTGCTCGATAGTGCCGTACTGCATCAAGAACTGCAACATAGACTGACCGAGCGTTCCCATGTATTCTATTTTTTGCCGTTCGTAGCTTGCATCTTCGTCCTTGCGCCGCACTATGTATTTGTCACCTAACTGCTTGCGTGCTGCGCCGATGTTCGCCATGCTGCGTTGCCACGGCACGGCAGAGTATTGCACACCCGACTGTCGGGCATTAGCCGCCTTAATTTGCTCGTTGGCTTCATATTCGCGCTGTTGTTCGGCGATATGCTGTTCCAACTCGTCATCTTCGGCGCGTTTGATTTCCGTTAGGCGGCGTTGGTGGCTAAGTTCAAGTTCGGCGAGGCGTTTCTTCTCGCCGTTCTTTTCAAGGTCATTCAACGCCTTTTGGTGATTGTACGCTGCATCTTCCTCGGCACGTTGTTGCTGTCGCTGCCGTTGGAGGCGTTGCTCTTTGAGCTGTATTCGTGCTGACTGTGCGCTGTAATCCGCAGCATTGTTGCCGAGCTTGCGGTCTATCTGCTGCATCTCCTTGTACAGCTTGATAGCTTCGTCAGAGTTCGTCGGCAGGTTGGAACGCTTCTCCCGTAGCTTCTCTTGGTATGCTTTCAGTTCTGCCGTATCGCTCGAAGTAAGCTCGTTTTTGCCTTTCTTCATTATTTCTTGAGCTTTCTGTTTGCCCTGATCTTCCGCCTGCGCCGCCTCATCTTTATAAGGCACAAAACTACCCCTGCTGCTTGTGTTGTCACCGTCAAGAGTTGTTTTGATAAACGACACGGGAACGGATATGCCTTGTCGCAGTTGGTCGAGATAGGTGTCAAGCTGTTCGTTTTCTTTAGGTTCAAAGCTGACCTCTATCGTACCTTGTCGCAGGTGGTTGAGTTGGTTGTCGATGTCGGTAAGTCCTACCTCGGTGAAATTCAGCGCAAGACTTGGCGACAGACGGTCGATTAGCCTCTTTGCGGTTTCTATCTTATTGGTAAGTGCGCGTTTCTCCGCTGCGGAAAGGTCGCTGTTCTTTATAAGAGTCAGCATATCGCCATAACTTAGGTTTTTGGCTTCGGGCAGTGACTTCGCTACATCCTCCCACAGTACTTTCGCCGTTTCAAGATATTTAGCCGTAGACGTATTTACGGAGGCGAAATAACGCTCTAACTGCTGTTGCGCCTCCGTTACCGTGTCCGACATATTCTGTCGCAGAAACGTAAGCATAGGCACATCCTGCGGCTTCTGCGCTGCCAACTGCTGCATGGTCATCACAAGGTCGTTGATTTCCTGCTCGGTAGCGTCCATGCCGGCATCACCAAGAGCAAGGCGCATCCTCACTGCGGTAAGTTCCGTAGCCGAGGCGGTGTCCGCTATCAGCTTGTCTATATCCTGCCAACCGAGCGAAGCGCGTTCGCGCCATTGGTCGATATTCTGAAATGCCGTATCGAAGTATTGTTGTTCGGCTGTGGGCTGCTGTTTGGCAAAGGGTAGTTCCAAGCCGAAGCTCTTCATCAGCGAGCGCAGTTTCACGCCTTTTTGTATAGCGTTGTCCGTAGAGCGCACTATCGTATCGAACTGTTTGCGCACCTCTTCGGTGGCTGTCTGCATTGGCATGATGACTTTATCTGCGGCGTACTGCGGCAAATCCTCCATAGTGTATAAGCCGTTGCGTATGTCCTCGGCTATCTTGTACCACTGCTGTACGGTGATGTCTGTTATTTCGAGTCCGTTTAGTGTAGCTTTCATGGTGTTTAGTGCGTCGGTTTTCTCTGCCGACTCACCCTCTTGACGGTAGTATTCGGAGGCTTCCTCTGCTTTCGCCTGCTTTTTCGCCGCAAGGTCTTGCGTGATTTCGGGTAGCGTTTGCCCCCAATACTTCGGTGCAAATCCTTTGAAAAACGCCTCCCACGTCCATGAGTTGTTTTTTTGCGATTTTTCAGTATCGGCTTGCGCTTCAAGGACTTTTTTCTGTTCTTCTTCATATAGCTTCTCTGCGGCTTTCTGACGAGCGCGAGCTGCAAAGGCTTGAGCTACGTTGTCGGCGTTGCGTACAAAGACATTTTCCGCTTCGTTAAGGTTGTTGACTTGTAACCCTAACTGCTTGATAGCGTCACGGTGTAAATCTATCCAACGGATGCGCTGTTGTTCGCTGTTGTTCGACTTGTCGCTGTTGAGGTTCTTCCACTGCTGTTGTAGTTTCTGATAGCTGACGAGCGATTTTGCTTGCTCGGCATATTGCTCTTTCAGTGCTTTGCCAAGACTCTTAACGCGCTTCTCCGCTTCCGATGAGCGCGTAGCAAAGAAATACACCGCTGCCGATATTGCCGCGACAATGGCGACTATCCAACCTGCCGACAGTGAGCGCATAGCCACACCCAACGCTTTAATCGTAGTGGCAAATCCTGCGGTAGCTTTCGCCCCTGCCGCCGTAGCCGTAGCCGAGGCGGTCTGTGCCGTTGCATTCTCTGCCGAGGCTGCGGTATTGGCTTCCAACGCTGCCGTTTCAAGCGTTGTCGCCGCAGCAGCTTCGAGTTTACATTTGCGCCACCATGTAGACAATCGCCCTAAGATACCAACGCGGAAAGCCGATGTTGACAGCAGTGTATTATTCAGCGACTGCAAACCCGTAGTGATAGCCATAACGGATTGCAGCTTAACCATGACTTTCTGCAAATCCTCGTTTTTGTCGGCAAACAGCCCCATTGCACCTTGCGCAGCCGAGAACGCACCCGATACGCCTTGTAAGCCGTTAATCATACCTTGGAAGTTAGTACCGGGCGAGCCGAGGATGCTTATTTCTTTTTGGGTTGCAGCCATTGTGCGCTTCATCTTTGCAGCTTGCTCGGTTAATTCCATGTAACGCTGTGTGTTCTGCTGACCGTTGGCACGCATCTGCATTAATTCCTGCTGTATAGCACGCATTTGTGTACGGAAAGCCTTACCCTCGCGCTCGGATTGTGTAAGGGCTTGTGTGATACGGTCGATTTCCTGCTTGACTTCATTACCGAATTTACTATTTTTAAACACGCCGTCCATATTGGCATAGGCTTCTTTCAGCAATGTCAGCTTTGCCCGCATCTGTTCGATAGAACCGTCATCAGTAGCCAAAAGTTTCAAACGCGCATTTAACATCTGTTGCGTTGAGGCATAGGCGCGTTTGTATTCGTCCAACTGTATGATTTTCTCTTTCAGTGCTTGATTGTCTTGTTTGTCCGCAGGCTGTTTGAGTAGCGCATCAACTTGTTGCTGTGTTGACTGTATTTGCTTTTGATATACATCCACTTGACGCATATTTTCCGCGATAAACGTCGGTAGTAGGTCTTTATCCGTATAATCGGCGACCGAGGTGATAGCGGACTTTTTAGGCTTACTGTTGTTTTCTATGGCTCGTTGTCGGGCTTCGTCAAATTTAGCATATTCCTCCTTCTGCTTTTTCATTTGTAAGCCGATAGCCGCAGCCGTTTTGTCGTAGGCTTGTCGTTCATTATCGGCAAGAATGATACGTTCTTCAATTGCTTTTATTTCCGCTTCATCTTCTTCGGTGCGGTTTTTGTTCCTCAAGCGAGCATCACGCAATGCCGCGAGTTGCTTGACATATTCATCCAACGCATGGCTTGCATTGTTAGCTTCGCTTTGAATGTTGGCGAGCTCCTCCCAAATGGCGCGTATCTTCTCTTTACTGCCGTCGCTGCTTTGTACGAGTGCGTCCACTGCTTGCACAATCTCTTGATTGGGCTTTACTTGAGGTGCGGCTACGGTCTGCTCTGACGGAATAGGCTTTTGGTATGGCGTATTGATTTGCATCGACAGTTCGCGCATGGTGTCTAACTGCTTACGCTGTGCTTCGGTAAGTTCATTTGTCAGCTCTATGCCTTTGCGATATGACGTTTGATATGTGTCGCAATACTGTTGTCCTAACTGCACAAGGATTTCGCGCTCGTCACGTTCCTTATGCAGCACTTCAATGATATTTGACAACGCTTCGTACTGCTGCGTATCTTGTTGTGTCGGGTTTTGGATGGATACCAATTTGTCGCGCTGCGTGTCTATCTGCGTGATAAAGCTGTCGAGTTGGGTTATATTCTGCTGTTCCTGCGACACGATGTGTGCCGTATCAACAAAACTTAGATAAGACTGATTGATAGTTTTGCCTTTCTCGTCAAACAGCATCTTTATAGCGTCGAAGTAGTCACTAAGTTCCTGCGGCTTGCCGAGTTTGCCTAAAAACGTCTGTGCGCTTGTCGCGAGTTCTGTGCTGATGCTTTGCGAAAGGTCGCGCGTACCGCGTTTTGCCGATTGTATAACTTCGACGGACTGCTGTAAAGCTGCGGTCATACCGCGAAGAGCCTCGGTCATTTCGCTTGCACCTGCTGCGTCTATATTTATCTTGACACTTGCATTGCTTTGTAGGCGTTCTATCGTGGAGCGCATATTCTGTTCCACCGCGCCGCCTGCCTGCGCTGCCTCGCGTGCTATGGCTGCGAATTGCTGCTGCAATGAGGCAAGACGGTGTTCGTATTGTGATATGGTTTCTGCCGCCGTACCCGCAGGAAACGAGCGTAGCGTTTCACGCAGTGCATCTATCTCTTGACGCATCTTGCTGACGGCTTCGTAATCGGCGTTAACCTTAAATGATAATATTGGCATATTCGTGTTGTATTTTTCGATAAGCGAAAGTATCGGAATTGTGCCAAACACTAAGGTAAATACTTGAATAAAACACAATTTATCACTTATGTTTAAGAAAATTTCTTATATTTGCAACTGACTATAAATCGACTAACTATGATACCGCTAACTGACACAATAGACTTCGACAAGGTAAGCAAAATCGAGGTGTTCCGCACTTCGTTGCTGCCCGCCATAAGCACTTTCAAGACGCTTATCCGTCCGCCACTGCATAATCTCGACAATCTTGCAATCGTAGTGGAAGCACACCAACGTTTACAGACTCGCTACGCGCTGCATGATGCAACCGACGTATTCGAGCGTCGGCAAATGCTGTTCGTTATGCTGTATTTATACTGTCCGCGTGCGCTTGTCGGTGGCAGGATAGTTAAAGGCTTACGCTGTCGACTCGGCGATATTTTTCACCTTAACTCACACTGCACCATATCGGCAAATATAGACGGTCTGACCGTACTGTATCGTAACGATACGCAATTTCGCGAGGGCGTTAACCGTCTGTACCGCGAAACCTACGCGATAATGCAAGAAAGACATATTACCGAATAATACATATTAGTTACATTGGTTAAAAATGTGTAAATATAAATTCGGTTATGTTGATAATCAGCGAAATAGCCGTATATTTGTAACTATATAATAATACATATTAGTTGTATTATCTATATTAATGATATAATCATATTACTAACTTAACGGTGAAAAAGGCATCAAACAAATGACGAAAGTTTGACAATTATGGGCGAAACGGCATTGTAGCCCACAGCGACCGCGTTAAATTTGTGTTTAGAAAATCGCGGTGTAGAGCAGTGGGTCAGCTCGTCGGTTTTACTTGCCGAAGGTCATTGGTTCAAGTCCAATCACCGCTACAAATTGAAATGAAAATATATGAATTACTCTGAATTTAGGGCGAAATACCCCGATTATGTTGAGCCACAACCGATAGAGTGCCTCAATCTAATCATGAAGAAGCAGTTCGCCCAACAAATTTTGAACGGCGAGAAAAAGTTAGAATTTCGCGCGATGAGCGAACATTACGCAAACCGCCTTACCGATGATAAGGTAAACAGCTTTATTAACGCCCACGCAGGCGAAGAAGAATTTGAAGAAGTATGGGGCGAGTTTGTACAAATTGTGCGACCCGTAAAAAAAATTCACTTCCACAACTATAACAACTCTTGGTATTTGGATGTCGAATGCAAAAGTAATGATGTTGTGTGCGCCGTTCGGTCTGACATTGAATATCTTAATGAAAAGTTCGGCTGCCATGAATTAGATGAATTGTGCAACCAACTCGATACCCGCAAAGAGCAAAACCGCCCCGTATTCTATTACTTTGAATGCGGCGAGGTATTGGATAAATCAAATATATGAGTTATTAACGCCTAAAAAACGATTTGCTGAGTATATACAAGAGAAATTTACGACTCAAGTGGCAACTATTCAGGCTACGGCAAGTTCGACTCAAGCGGTAAATATTTAGGCTCGCGCGGTGGCTACGGCGAAAACGGTAACGCAAATTCCAAAAACGGTGCGTCTAAGGTGCAAAACGTCATCAATACTGTTGGAGCCCGTATCGCAAAACGAAGCAAAGCCGCAGGTCTTTCGTAGCTAACAATGCGCCTTGGCGGGTATGATTATCTGTCAAGGCGCGTTATTTTTTTATTTATTCCTCTAATATGCTAAACCGTGCAAAAGAAATTATTGATATAGTCCGTCAACAGACCGATGAAGTGCTGTTGTTCCATTCTCTCGCCGGGAAAGACTCTATTGCACTCCTTGACCTTTGTTATTCCAAATTCCGCCGTGTGGTTTGTGTGTTTCTTTATTTAGTGAAAGACCTCGAAAGCTCGGCGGTTTATTATCGTTATGCGAAAACAAAATATCCGAATATAGAATTTATCCAAACGCCACACATGGCGTACTATTCCTATCGCAAATATGGATTGTTCGGACTTGATGCAAACAGCAAGCAGCGCAAATATACCATGTCGGATATTTGTGATAAGATACGCGAGCATACGGGTATTGAATGGGCAATCTTCGGTTTTAAGCAATCGGACAGCTTAAACCGACGATTAATGTTGCGTTCCTACAAAGATGGGAAAGAGGCTATATGTTGGGCGACAAAAAAAGCCTATCCGCTTTCGACTTACAAAAACAAAGATGTTATCGAATACATCAATCGCAAACAATTGAAACGCCCCGAAAGCTATGGTAGCTGCTCACAGTCTACGGGAATGGCAATAGATAGTGATGCATACCTCAACTACTTAAAACTTAATTTCCCTGACGACCTCCAAAAAATAGTGGAGCAATATCCAACAATAGCATTAAAACTATGAATATAAAACAGTCACAGACGCAAAATATACGTCGCTCACAGATTAATTTAAATCCGCTAAATCCCAAATTGCACAGCAAAGAGGAAATAGACTTACAAAAGAAAAATATCAAAAATGTGGGTTATCTTGGCGGTATTATATGGAATGAGCGGTCGGGTAATATCATAGACGGTCACCGTCGTGTTATTGCCTTAGACCTTATTCAGCATTATGACGGCACGGAGAATACCGACTATGACATCAAGGTGGAAGTGGTCGACTTTGACGACAAGACCGAAAAACAGCAAATGACATATTCTGCAATAGGCAACGGCAAAGCTGATTATAATCTTATCGCTAACTATATCGAGGATATAAACCCCAAAGAAGTAGGACTGTCGGAAGCGGAATATCGCGAAATTCTGATACTGCAAGACAAAAGCGATTGGTCTAATGGTGCGCAGATGGAGGACGTGGATTTTTCTGTTCCCGCACCTCGCCCGGTATTCGAGCTGTCAGACGAAGAAGAGTCTAATGACGACATCGTACAGCATCATGCCGAAAAACCCAAAATGACACGCGAACAAGTAATTGCGGAAAAGGATTTCTGCCGAGATATTGCCAATAAGCGCATCAACGAGCGCGACCTTTATGCTTTTATTATATTTGAAAGCGAGGAACAAAAAGATGAGTTTTGCGCTCTCCTTAATGTACTTCCTACCAACTCACTCAAAATTACCGGTGCGCAAGTGTTGTCACTGATAGAATAACTCAGCAGAATAGGAAAACACTAAAAGCGGCTGTAAAGAAATTTGCAGTCGCTTTTAGCATATATTAACTATGATAATTTTATAAATAGATACAAATTTGTTACTTTTGTATGTAAATAAATAGTTCTTTTAAACTATGAAGTTCAGCCAATTAAAGGCTCTTTTGCAGGAGAACGGCTGTTATTTGTTGCGGCAAGGTAGCAATCATGAGTTGTGGTACTCACCGATAACAAAGCGTAAATTTACCGTTGCTCGACATGGCGGCAAAGAAGTTGCAACAGCTACTGCAAAGGCGATTATCAAACAGTCGGGCGTGAAATAACGCCCACTGTTTTTTGGCTGTATTCATGCTAAATTTGATGTGATGAAAGTAAACGTAGTGATTGAAACAGCCTCTGATGGCTATTATTCCTGCTATACAGAGGAGGAGTTTGAGGATTTTGCGCTATTCGGGTATGGCGAAACGGCGAAATTGGCTAAGGAAGATATGTTGCAGTCCTATAAGGAGCTTAAAGCGATGGCAGCGGAAGATGGTTCAAAGATAGAAGATTTGGAATTTGTCTTTCATTATGACATTAAATCTTTCTTTGACTACTTTGATTTTTTGAATATTTCCAAGGTTGCGCAGTTGGCAGGTATCAATCCTGCGCTTATGCGCCGATATGCAGCAGGAAAAGCCAAAGCGAGAGAAACGCAGTATAAAAAACTTTATTCCGCAATACAACATATCGCGCATGAATTAAGTATTGCTGTCTTATAGATATTTGGTCTTTATATAAAAGCCTCGCGAAGCAACTCACGGGGCTTTTCTTATTGAAACCATCATAATCAACCGCTGCGTCACTCACGCGAAACAGCGGTCAGAACAAAACCTTAAAAATCTAAATCAAGTAATATATCCTTGCTTCAATGGGATTGTGTACAAATGTAGGTATATCGTGGCGTTGGTAAACGAAACGGCTCGGATAATTTACAACACTTGCGGTATGTAGTCTACCGCGACAGCATTTCTTTTGCCATGACGATTTTCGGGTCGGTGGAAGCCAAGAACTTTTTGCCGAGATAGCAGCCATAACAAGGTTTGGACGCTTTAAGGTTGTTGTAGATAGTCATCATGTAATCGGTGTTGACATTTCCGAAGCTCTGACATTGGCAGGACTCGGACAGATGTACGTCACCCTTGTAATCAACCATAGGTTTGCACATGATACCTGCCTGCACTATTCCGTACATTTTGGTTGTGTCGGACAGTTGCTTAAACAGAAGATGACCGTTTAAACAGCCCATGTGATAGGGGCTTGCCTTGACTTCAGCCATAGCCTCCGCGCAGTCTTTGGCGCGACCCAAGTCCTGCATACTTGCGATGTCATGCGTATCTACAAGCACACCCTCTATGGAACTAATCTCGTCTTTATGTTGCAAGATATAATCGGCATGACGATACCACTTCGGGTTGGTGTACACTTGCATACCCGTGTAGGTAGGAAGCCTGCTAAGTTGCCGTACCGCTTCGACCTTATCGGGGTCACTGAACCATGTACCGTTAGACATTACGGAGAACCGCGCAAAAGCGCGATGTGACGTTATCACTTTGTCAAGGTAACGGCAAAACTCAAAGAGTTGCGGGTGCAGCGTAGGCTCGCCACCGCTGATGACGTAGACTGAGTTGCGCAGAAACAGACCGAACTGTATGGCTTTTTGAAACGTAGCGAAGTCCATGTGCTGACCGTCGGCAGTAGAACATTCCATGCAGTGCGGACAATTCTCGTAGCAACGATTGGTAATCTGAATTAGCATAGTCGAAATTGATTTAGGTGACACAAAACTACGCTATTTACTTTGTCGGGCAAAGTCTGAGGCGTATATTTATAGATTTTTAATTCACTTCACTTTTAACAAATGTTGCAATAAAAGTGACTGTATGCGCACCGTACAGCACTGCGGCGACATATCTTTGCGGCGTGTAACAGTTTCAAATACTCATTGTCATGGGAAAGACGACAACTAAAAAGGGAGGAGGTAAGCGCGGTGGCTGCGGCGGCTTCAAATAAGCAACAGCCCAACTACCTCCTTTTGCCTCTTGCTGATATTGACATCAACAAGGGGCAAATTCCCGATGTACCGCCAAATCCGCGACGCACATCGCCGACGAAGATACGCAAACTGATGAACTCCATACTGCAAGACCCCGAAATGTTGGAACTTCGCGCTTTGTTGGTTTATCGCTACGGCGGTCGCTACGTCACCATTGGCGGCAATATGCGTTTGTTGGCAATGCAACGCCTGCAATACACCACAGCACCGTGTATAGTCATACCCGAAGATACACCGGCAAGGAAGCTGAAAAACTATATTGTCAAAGACAACGGCTCTTTCGGTGATTGGGATATTGATATGTTGCTTGAAAGCTATGACAGTCGCGAGCTTGAAGAGTGGGCGATAGACGTACAAGCAATGTTGGAAAACCGCAAAGAAGAGCGCGTATTCGCAGGTGCGTCGGCATGGAACAATAAAGAGCGACCCGAAGCTCGCTGTAATCTGCAAGAACAGATAGAGTTCCACGAGAAAGGTGCGTTGTCATACATATCTTTCTATCGCTCTACCGAAGAGGGCGCACTGCTTACGGATATTAAGGCGGATGCGGCGTGTGTGGAAATGTTCGCGGTCATGGCTGAGCGTATCCTGCGCAAGATGATAGGACTGCGCATAACGGACGGTTGGTGTATTCTGACAACGCCGAAACGCCGACACAAAGAACTGAACTTTGCCGAGCGTGTATGCCTGAACCTTTCCGAGCGATTGGGGCTGACATTTCACAAAGAGGCTGTGACGGCGAAGAACCGCACACGTATCAACCCCGAATTTTCGTTAGCCTATCCCATAGAAGAGAATAATATTATACTGTTCGATGATATTGTGACAACGGGGTCAACGTTGGAAGCAACGCACCTACTACTCAACCATAAGAATGTAATATGCTTGGTAGGCATAGCCAATAGATGAAACGATGAAGCAGTCAGAAGAAAAACAGCAGAAGCCACGCAAACGGAAGTACCGTTGGAACTTGCCGCAACAACCGCGACACGACCAACGGGCGTTCGACTATGAAAGTGAGGCTTTCGTCAATGAGGTCTACGACCTTGCCTTAGACGGCTATTATGACTGCGAAATCTCGCGAAAGTTGGGTATCGCCCATTCTACGTTCTGTAAGGTGCAAGACAAATACCCCGTGATACGTGAAGCCTTGGAAAAGGCACGCGCACGCGCGAGTGAGGGTCATGGCACTATGGAGCGACCGTCGCCGACATACTTTGCCGAGCTTGTCAAGAACTGTGAGGGCAAAACGTCACGTGTCCTGCGCACACTCGGTATCAGCTACAAGACATTGCGCCGTTGGTGTCGTGAAGATAAGCGGTTGGAAGCTATCCTCGACATACAGAACCTCGAATTTCTTGAACAGCTTAACATGACGGGGCGCATACTGTCGCTTGGTATCGTCAATTCCGACAGTAACAAATTCCCCGGTTGGGCGGAACAACCCAACTCGCAAGTGCTGATGTTCTACCTTAACTCTATCGGCGCGAAATACGGCTTTGGCAAGAACAGCGAAGCCATAGAAGCGGAAGCCTTAGAGGAAGAATACGAAGAAGCAAGCGGCGACATCGCAGGCATACCTATCGACAAGTGGATAGACCGCGAGATGCTCGGTCACGGTTCGGCTGACGCAGACCGCAGCGACACAGACACCGAAGATAATAACGACACAGACACCGCAGCAGAATGATACGCAATCACGCAGTATATTATCCCCTATATCAAGATAAGGAACACTTTATTATCCTTATCACGGGTGGTCGTGGTTCGGGTAAGTCCTACGGTGCGGCTACATTCATCGAGCGGCTGACCTTTGAGATAGGACGAAACGCCGAAGAGCGCATAGTCCACAACGTACTGTATTCGCGCTATACAATGGTGTCTGCCGAGATTTCCGTTATCCCCGAATTTCTTGAAAAAATAGACGCTGACGGCACAAACCGTTATTTCCGCTCTACGCGCAAAGATATTGTTAACCTGCGCACGGGTTCGCATATCATGTTTCGCGGTATCAAGACCTCATCGGGCAATCAGACCGCAAAGCTGAAATCTATCCACGGCATTACGACATTTGTCTGTGACGAAGCCGAGGAATGGACATCTCCCACGGAATACGAAACTATCATGTACTCTATTCGTCAAGTAGGCTTGCAGAACCGTATCATTATTATAATGAACCCTACGGACAGCAATCACTTTATCTACGAGAAGTACATCAAAGATACGCACCGCATAGAATACTTTGACGGTGTTCCCGTCCAAATATCGACACACCCTAATGTGCTGCATATACATACGACCTACCTTGACAACCGCGAGAACCTATCCAAAGAATTTATCGACGCAGCCGAGGAAATGAAGCGCAGCAATCCCGAACGCTACGCCCACGTATTCATGGGTCAGTGGGTAGATGTGTCCGAGGGTGCTGTATTCAAGAAGTGGGGCATCGTAGACGAATTTCCCGCCCACGCCAAGAAAGTTGCCGCAGGATTGGACTTCGGTTATACACAAGACCCGTCGGCGTGTGTGCGCTGTGGTGTTGTCGGTAACGACCTATATCTTGACGAGGAATTTTACGAGAAAGGTATGCTTATAGCCGACCTCGTGCGCGAGCTGCGCCGTGTCGGGCTTATGGTATATGCCGACTCCGCAGACCCCCGACTAATACAAGAGATAGCCAACGGCGGCGTAATCATCTATCCCGTAGCCAAGCCCGCAGGAAGCATCATCGCAGGTATAGAACGCGCCAAGGACTTCGACAATATCTTTGTTACGCGCCGTAGCGTGAACCTGCAATACGAACTGCGTAATTACGTATGGGCGAAAGACAAAGACGGTCGTTATGTCAATCTTCCCGAAGACCACGACAATCACGCCGTAGACTCTTTCCGCTATTATCTGTTAGGACATATCCTCGGACAAGTCCTGCATCCCAAGAAAATCAATACACAACAACTCGGAATATATTAATACGCTATGATACCCAAATACTTAGAGCAGATATTCACCTATTTTAAGAACCTTACACTCAATGCCGTAGGTGTTCACCGCGAACTCTATCAGCTATTGGAGGACAAGGACGTAGCCAAGGCGTTACAGCTTTTGCAAAACCGCGATACCGATGTTGATAACGCCATCCGCGAATACAACCCACAGACACACCGCGTGATGTTTCGTCCGAATAAGCCACGTAAGAATGACAAACCGTATATCACCGAGAAGCTACCGCGTACACGTCAGCGATATATCAACGAAGTGGAACTGTTCTTTCTGTTGGGCAATCCGATACAGTGGCGGCGCGTGAAAGGCGATGACGAAGCATTTGACCTCTTTAAGACATTCCTCAAAGAACAGCACTTTAATTCGCGTATGCGCCAAGCCAAGCGTTTGGCAGGCAGCGAAACCGAAAGTGCCAAGCTATATCATATCTACCGCGATGAGCGCACACACAAGCCGCAAGTGAAATGCGTAGTGTTGGCGCGTTCCACGGGCTATCGGCTGCGTCCGCTCTTCGACCAATACGGCAATCTTATTGCTATGGCTTACGGCTATGTGCTGCATGAGGGCGAGCGTAACGTCCGACATTGGGATTTTCAGACCAATGAAGCTATCTACAACTGTCGCGCAGGACGTTTCGGTTGGGAAGTCGAGCAATACCCCAACCCGACGGGTAAAATCAACATCATATACTATCAGCAGGAGAAGGCATGGAATGGCGTTGAACCGCGTATCGACCGCGAGGAGATGCTCGACAGTAAGAGCGGCGACACGAACAACTATTTTTCCGACCCTATCGCACTTGCCACAGCCGACGTTATCGACAACCTCGTAGACCCCGACAAGCCCGGCAAGCTGATACAACTCAACGGCGACCGCTCACGCTTTGAATATGTCATGCCACCCCTTGCCTCGGAAGCGCGTAAAGCCGAGAAGAGCGATTTGCATGACTCGATACTGTTCGATACGTTTACACCCGACCTTGACTTTGAGAAGCTGCGTGGTATGGGAACACTGTCGGGTACGGCAATACGCAATTCGCTGATACTTGGCTATATCAAGCGCGACAACCGCAAAGAACTTTACGAAGAACTCGTAGCGCGTGAAGCCAACCTTATAATAGAGATACTCAAATATCTGCATCCCGACAAGCAGCGCGAACTTGACGAGTTGGAAGTCGGCTTTGACTTTGCCGAACCTTTCGTTGATGATAAGCGCAGTCAGTGGGCGGCGATAGCACAACTGTTTGCGGCAGGACTGCTGTCATTGGAAAGCGCGGTAACGATGCTCGCCATTACCGATGCTCCACAAGAGGAAATCGAGAAAATACAGCGTATGCAAGCCGAGCGTCAAGCCGCCGAACAAGGCGCGACGCAGCTCGGACAGACAGCCGTACCACAGCAACAAGAACATGAATAGTTAGTATAGTTAAGATAGTCATTTTTAAGAAATCTCTTTTAGTCAACAGCTAATAGATTTGGTAATTTAGGTAAAAAGACCGCCGTGCGTGATGCATAGCGGTCTTTTTTTTGCATGATGAATGTTTCCGTGGTATTAGAAGCCCTTAATATGAGTAACTTTTTCGGCATAACCGCAAATAAAAGCGTTAGCCGACATGGAATTGTGGTTTTCGGGTTTAATCATTTTCAGACGCACGAACCTATCTTGGCAGGCTACGAACACCTCGCGACGTGTCAGCACCACCGTTCCTACGTCATAGTCACCGCGAGGGCGGTCGGTTTTGTCGGCAGCATACACTTTGCAGGGCAGACCACCGACAAGGCAGTGCAGCGCAGGACGTGGCGACAGTGCTTGACAGCGCGATGCAAACTCCTCGGCGGTAAGATTAAAGTCCGTATGATAGAACGAAGCCGAAAAGCGAGGGGCGTAGCACGCGGCAGTCAGCGGCGACTGTAAGCGACTTTGCTGCACGGGGCGACGACGTGAAAGTGCAAGCTGTATGGTGTCCGACAGCAGCTCCGCACCGATACGCGCCAAAGCCGTAGACACCTCGCCTGCGGAAAGGTCATGACACAGCGGAATACCCATGTTTAGATAAACGCCGCCTTTGTCTATGCTGTCGTTAAGCAAGAATGTAGACACACCCGTAAACTCGTCACGGTTAAGTACGGCATGGTTGACCGGCGTTGAACCGCGATAGCGCGGAAGTAGTGACGGATGGACGTTTATCGTGCCGAAACGCGGCAAGTTGAACACCTCGGCGGGCAGCACACGAAACTCTACGACAACGCCCAAATCGGGATGCCCAAGCTCGCGCAGGAAGTCAGCGTTAAACTCACGCGGTTGCAGCACACGCAAGCCTTTCGCCTCGGCGTATTGCTTTACCATAGAGGGGTGGATGCGCAGTCCTCGTCCTTGTTCACGGTCGGGCATAGTCACTACGGTGTCAACCGCGTAGCCACGCGCAAGCAGCTCCATCAGCGAGGGTAGGGCGAAGTTGCCGTTTCCGAAGAATACGATATGGCAATTGGTGTTAAGTCGTTTGTACAGCGGTCGCGGTGGCAGCGGCAAACGGTCTTTGTCAACCATCAGATAACGCCGTTGACGCAGCAGGTAGATATAATAGCGACCGTCCACCGTGGGGAATATCACGCGACAACGCTCTTCACGACCGTCTATAACGGCTATCGTATGTTCATTTGCTCTGAAAATCATGGCATTTTTTTGTTGCAAATATACACATTGCGCAGTGAAAAGCTGTGTGATTACTAAGGTAAATACTGTTATTTTAGCGATAGATAAGCTAAAAAATTAACATTTGACATAAGTTATAACATTATACAGTAGGGAATTGACAAGCGCAGCAGTTAAAAGTAACTTTGAATGAAGAATTAATTTTTTAACGACAAATGAAGAATAAAATTTTTGCAAAACTAAAACAAGAGTATTCCTCTCTTGGGTTAGGCGATGAAATCTTGCAGGCACACGCCGAGAGTTTAGCAGACTCAGGGTTTGTTACTGACGAGAACATTGACACGGTAGTCAGCGGACAGAAGTCTTACCTCTCCGCATTGCAACGTCTTAATGACTCAAGGGTTTCCAAGGCATTGGAAAAACAGCGCAAGGACATTGACGACGAAGCAAAGAAGCAGCGCGAAGAAGCAGAAGCAAAAGCCGAAAAAGAGCGCAAAGAGCGTGAAGAAAAAGCGAAAGCGGAAGCCGAGAAAAAGCAACGCGAGGACGAGGAGAAGGCTGCGGCAGAGAAGCGTAAGAAAGAAGAAGAAGCCCAAGCCGAAGCCGAGCGCAAGCGTCAAGAGGAATTGGCTAAAAACCAAGAAATCCCCGAATGGTTCAAGAAATTGCAAGAAGAAAATTCTCGCAAGGCAACCGAAGAACGCCAAGCCCAACAAAAGGCGCGTAAGGCATTGGAAGAACAGCTTAAAGCACTATCGGAAAGCAATACGCAGAAGCAGGGCGAGTTAAAGAGCCTCATTGACGAATTGCGCACACAGAACACCCGTCTGCAAGGTGACTATGACGCAATCAAGCAAGAGCGCGACCGCCAAGCAGCCGAAGCAGCCCGCCGTGACCGTGAGAGCAAAATACTCGATATAGCCAAGGAACTGGGCATACCACAGTATCGTATCGACGAGGGCTTTGCTATCGCCGATGATGCAGCCGACGACGCAATACGCACACAGCTCGCAGTGGTAGCACAGAATATCAAGGCAAGCAATCTACCGTCAGGCAGTGGAACACACCCGATGGGCGACAATAAGCCGACCAAAGACGAAGTGGATGCCATCGCCAAATCAATTGTTAAATAATTTCCACAGTTATGGTAAACACAACTCCCATCCAAAAGGATAAAATCTTGTTCGGTGACGACTCGATTGTTATCCGCAAGTACATCGCAGGTATCGCAGGGGGTCGTACACTCGACCTTACGGGCTATACCTTAGACACAGTGAAATCGGGTCACGTCATTATCAAAAACAAAGACGGCAACTATGCACCTATGCCCGTTGACGGCGACAAGTATGCAGCACTTCCCGACAGTGCAGCATACGCAGGCGTGTTGTACCGCTCTATCTCGGCAAAAGACCCGCAAGCGTCTATTCTTACCAATGGCGTTGTTAACGAAAAGGTATTGCCTTACGCTATCGACGACATTAAAGAGGCTTTCTTAGCCGCCGTTCCGCACATTCAATTTGAGTCGGACGAAGAGGCTTAATGTTTAACCTACAAAATTAAACGCTGAGTAAATCAATCGTTATATTTCAACTATGTTCAACGCTACTTTCCACAGCTTATCACAAGCATTGTAGAGCGTTTGAACGAGAAGCGTCAAACACAGCTTCCCTACTTGTTCAAAGAGCGTCTTGAGCCCGTTTATTCGGCTGACGGTCGTTGGGCATCAATCTTGGCTAACTACACCCGCGTAGCTGCCGACATCGTATCACTTGACTCGGAACTTCCGTTGAAGAGCCGTGACTCAATCGAAACCGCATCGGGCAACATTCCGAAAATCGGTATGAAGCTCTACCTCACCGAAAAGCAGATGAAAGACGTGCAAACAATGATTGCCACCGCGCAACCGTTGAACCGTATCATCGCTACTATTTTCAACGACGCACAGCGCGTTATCGAGGGTGTTTGGGAGCGTATCGAGGATATGTTCCTTTCGGAACTTTCCACCGGCATTGGTCTTTCCGAGCGTAACAACGGTACGGGTGTTCGTATCGACGTCAGCTATCTTGACGAGAATAAATTCGGTGTATCGGCATTGTGGGGCGAAAGCGACGCAACTCCGCTCGACGACATCCAAAAGATTTTCGACAAGGCACTTGACGACCAAAACACAATCACTGACGCATGGCTTGACGATGCTGCATTGCAAGCATTGTACAAAAACTCACAAGTCCGCGCACAGTTTGCGTTTAACCAAGGTATCGCCACCAACGGTACAAGCGTCATTCCCGTGCTTGATCTCGAAAAAATTCAGTCTATCTTCCTTACCAAATGGGGTGTTAATCTTCACCGCATTGCTCGTAAGATTAAGACCGAAATCAACGGTGTCAAGAACAATCACTCACCATGGGCAAAAGGCGTCATCGCTTTCACCTGCGACGAAAGTCTTGGCAGCTTGATTTGGACTGATGTAGCCGAGGTTACATTCCCCGTTGACAGCGTTCAATATCAAACCGTTGACGACTACTTGTTGGTAAGCAAGTATTCAACACCCGACCCGCAACGTGAGTTCACAGCTTCACAAGCAATGGTCGTTCCCGTTATCAATAACGTAGACCGCATCTACTTGATGCAATCTCAAACAGTACAAGCCTAACAGTCATGATTTGTAAAATTAAA